ATGGATTTGGTCGACGTTTCACCACCGATTGTCGAGAACGGCGTCGATGGCACGCAAAAGGTTGGCGACCCGGCCGACATACAGGAATCTCCTGCCCCCCTAGAAGGGCAATTCTTACCTCGGACGATGGTAGGGCTTGCGGCCGATCTACCAGGGAAATTCGGCGGCATTGTAAGTGCTCCTATCCTGTCCGCGATGATTAAAGACCTCTCGGCCGAGCGAGATTCACTCAAGGCTCAAGTAGCCTCGTATCAAGATCAAATTGGTAAGGTAACCCAAGACCTTCACAACGAGCGTATAGCTCGCGCAAAGCTAGAGGTGCGGCTAAGCGAAAGCGAAAAATCGAACATCATTCAGAAGCTTTGCACGTTCTTCAGTCCTGTCTTGGTGTCCATAGCAATCGACCTATGGAAAGCCAACTTGAATAGCGCAGTTCCTCTTGGACTTATTGGCATCGCGCTTCTGCTGGTCAATTTTGTGCCCAAAAGAGGGAAGGAGTGACGGGTATGGATACTATTGAAAGTTTGCAGCTGATCAATGTCTTTGATCACGGCGTGGCTAACCTAGAACGTATTGGAATATATGTGGCTCAGCCTTGTGATCTCTCGGAATATTGCCTCCTCTTGGGCATCCCGAGCGTGGAGGGGGGAAGCACGCCCATAAAGGACCATATGCTTTGGTTCGGTCATGGATTCGTGGAGGAGGGGGATTGGGTAATGGTCTACACCGCTTCTGGTACGACAACGATAACGCCCAATCATCTAATGAAAAGGCCAAATCACACCCCCAGAGTAATCAACATTCACTGGGGCAAAGACCACACGATTTTCCAGAATCGGGCCATAACCCCCCTGCTAGTGCGAATAAGTGGAGTTGGGACTCTAAATCCACCAGAACCCACCTACCAAGGCGACCCTACGAAAGATCGTAAGCGGATTCTTTGATGCTCAAGCGGACAGGCCCCCCCTGCCCCCTCTCACGAAGTCCGTGCACATAGCGTTGTCTTAATAAGACCTCGAAAAATCTGGCAGATGTTTGGGGAAGGGGCGGTTTTTCAGGACCGCCCCTACATCGTTTGCAAGCGTCGAACGTCACCCCTTTGGCTCACGGGAATTTTTTTCCGGTACACCCACCAAAAGTGCGTAAGAAGTGTAAGTGAGATTTTTTATCTACCTCTATCCCTTATATTTCAACAGCTTAGAACCATTACTAAACCGTAAGTAGACTGTCAGATCAGTGTCGGCGCCGAACAGTTCGTGACTGTAAGTGAGAATGATCACAACCTACTGTTTTTAAAGGCTTTTTTTAATAAGCCTTCCTGACTTACACTTTTTGACGATGTGACTGTAAGTGACGCCCCCCAATGAATTCGGGGCTTTTCAGACGTTTTTCGATCCGCTGACGCCACTTACGTGTCAGGAGGGGTTGTACCTGGGAAAAGTTTTCAGCAGCCGTTCAGGCACGCCACACCAGACTGCTCTCGCCTCGTGACTTTAATCCGGAGAACACTATGACAAAGCCCAACTCCGTCGCTCCCATTCCAAAAATTGAAGTCATCAAGAAAGGCGCCCTATGGGAGGTTCATTGGGACTACCAGGAAGGACCGGCCAGCCTGATTCTGTTCAACCGCGCTGACTACCTGCGGGGCTATATAGATGGTGCGCTGGATATCCTTGGGATTGATCCCGATTGCGTGTGCTGCGCAAGCGGCGTGACCGGCACGGTAAAACGACTGACTCAACATCAGGCCTACACGCTTTCCGGCGCGTTGGACCAGTTGCTAGTCCCGTTGGTAGAAGCGGAATTCGCCCGTTTGGAGCGTCTTGGCAACCTTGTCCATACGCGATGCTCTACTGAAAATACATGAGTCGACAATGCGATAGGGTAAGTAGAAGCTAAGCTTGTCTAACGACCCATGACGGGGCCATGGCGCCGTTACGGCTTGCTAAACAGGACCCTATCTATGGCTAGCAAATACTCGCTATCTGACGTTCTCGAAAGGATGTACGAAAACCAGCTGGCGATCGAAGCAGCATTGATGGAACTGACCCTACTTGTGGAGCATGACGGGCATCCCGAAGTCGGGCAAAACGTTAGGGGGGCGCTTGAGACGATTGGCGAAAATTCCGGCCACATTAAACAAGGCTTAGCACGTCTCAAGAAACAAGCGAGTGATTAAGTCAGTTACAAACGATGCGAAATTGAGAAGGGACCTAAACCGCCAAGCCCCTTGGCCCGCTTGGCCCATGTCACCTTAAGTGCAAATTTCCGGTAAATGCCCAAGCCACCCAAATCAAGAATTGCGATTCTGAAAATCGCGCAGTTCAAACCTTTTTGAGTTTTCTCGTCAATGAAACCGGGGCCTTCAGCCCTACCCCGTTCGTGATCGACTGCGGCACCGCAGTGCAATCGCACTGCACTTCTCTTCAAAACTTTGCAATCCGTGAAATTGTCGACCGCCCACAGAGCCCCCCGGCCCGCCTTGGCTACAGGTTCGTTTGCACTACATCTCGCTTTGCACAAAAAAAGGACGCAAGCCCCGTCGGCGGGAGGGGGATAAGTGGTTTTTCATCCATATTTTTTTGCTTAGTGCCTCTTCCATCACCTCCGCAGGTTAGCTCGCTGGGCGTAGCCAAACGTCCTTCGTTTTTCATGGCACAATGAGATCGCCTTCTGAAATTCAGAGGCATCCATTAGCCATAGGGAGGGAAGTTTCTATTGACGATGAAAAAATTTGCGTTTGTAAGTGCGGCCGCAACGCGTGAGTACAAAGATCTACCCGAGTGGGTTCAAGACGAGTTCGGTAAGGATCTAATGCGCGTGCAGTACAGCGGGGACCCAGAGCTAGCCATCAAACAGCTAAGCTCTGTAGGAGCAGGGGCTATTGAGTTGATTATCAATGGTAGCCCGGCATACCGATGCGTCTACATTGCTAAGTATGCGGACACCGTTTTCGTCCTGCATTCGTTTGTGAAAACGACGAATGGAACCGATCATCACGCAATGTCAGTTGCGGAAAATCGGCTGAAGGAGCTGAAGAGGGAGCTTCGGGAACTGGGGTACAAGGTCTAGCAGGCTTCAGCAGCCTGAGCGATGACGATTTGAGGTGATGCTCCGGCATCGTTGGACGCCAAAGTGAAGCTGGTGCGAAAGCCAAGCTTATCTAGCATGTCCATCATGGCGTCGATCGTGAACTTCTCAATCTTGCCTGTGGCGAGTTCTGAAACGCGCGATTGAGCCACGTTTAACCTAGCTGCGGCCTCACTTTGCTTGAGGCCCAGTTTTTTGATGCAGTCGGTGATGAAGATTGATAGCTCCATTTTCAACGCCATTTTGCTGGCGATTTCTTCGTCGTGCGTGACGTGGAAAGGGCTATCGAAGAATTGAAGTGCCATCTGAATTACCCCCTTTAGGGTGGTATCTAAAATTTACGATAAAACTTTAGCGTCTGCCACAAGCATATGCAAGTCATAAATTGTGTCATACATCAGATCACGTTCGATCTTCAGGCTGGCGTAGCCTAGAGGATGCGGTCATCCCTCTCCTTTGCCTATGGAGGGGCAGAGGAATTCAGGAATCTGGCTCTTAGGGGCGTAGGAGATGAAACGGGGACCGATTGGTCCCCGCATATTGCTTATACCTGTTGAATGACTCGGAGCAAACGGACGAACCAATAGGCCGTCTGAAGCAACCGAATCAACTCTTCAGGAAAAAGCTTTTGGATAAGTTTTTTCATAGAGCTAGTCCTTTGAGTTGGCGAAACCTGCACAATCTTTACGATTAGCGACAGAACCTCCCACTCACATATGGACGGACCTTGAATAGGTTATTACCGATTTCGGTAATAACTATTTCTCTAACTAAGTCACACTCTACGTCACAACTACTGTCGTTTCGTGACCTATTCGAGCTTGACTGGTCCGTCACACGGCCATACCCTTTGAAATGCGAGTAACAAAATAGTAAGGCGTGAAGTGGTTGATTCAGATGCTACCATGGTTTTTTCCGAAGGGAATCTACTGAAATGCTTCTTACACAGAGCCCACCGCGCGTGGGCTCTGTCGTTTCCGGCGCTCGGATCGGTCGAAATTGCACCAAAAAAACCAGGAGCCTACGGTTTACGTGGTTTTGCTGGGACAGTTTACTTTTTACGGTTGTTTTCTGGTCTATTTGAAAGCGGCTGGTTTAGCCTAATTGCGATCCGACGAACGGTCATCAGAACTAGTCGCTTAGGGCTAGAGTACAAGCCAACGCAAGTAAGTGCTTGTAGTCGCAACATCGGAAAGTTGTTTTTACGAACATAAAAACGCTATTAAAACGAATACAAAAACAGCTGCAAAAAAACGCATCACTTTTTGACAACGAAGTCGAACGCGTTTTTCGACGCATAAAACGAAGGGTGAATTGCCGAAGGTTTTCCCCCTATTTTCGTAGCGCGAACTCTGATAGCGAAGTCAAAGCGTAATCGGATCCATCGCCGCTGATAGCGCCGTAGCCTTCGCCACATAGCTGGTGAATGCCGAAGCATTACCTGGTGGCGGCGTGGGGCCATGTGTATGGCTGGCTAGTTGAGCGTTCATCAGTTGCACCAGGTCGAGCAAATCGCAGAGTATCTGCAGCACGTTCACCCCCTCGGACCCCAACCAGGTCTTCGGTGCGACCAGTCGCTGGCTGACCGCCGCCACGCTCTCACGCAGCCCCTCTATCCTTTCCTCCATGTCGCCGCCCACCGTGGCGTTGTGCTTCTGCCCCACCACCAGGTTCAAGTCCCGCCCGGTCGCCTGGTGCAAGTCATCCACTGCCGCCAGGCTCGCAGATCCGCCCGACAGCAGCTTGAGCGCGCCCAAAGCTTCCAGCGTCTTGATGCCCCCTACCGACTCGGTTGAATGGTCGTCCACGGTCCTGGTGTGGCTCTGGAACCGCTCCGTGTTGCCCATCGCCTCCACTTCCCGCTCGATCGCCTTGTCCAGGATCTTGCCGTCAGTCTGGCGCAGCCAGTTGCCGTCCGCGTCAACGCGCTGCTGACAGGCTTCGCTGTGCTGCCACACCTGGTCACCCTTCGGAACACTGGGCATGCTCAGGCCGTGGGGCAAAATGGTTTGGATATAGGGCTTGTTCGGCAGGCCGTAGGCAAAGCACACCACGACTTGCGTACCTTCCTCGGGGAACGCGTAGATGCCCATTTCCTCGCCACCGGTGGGCAGCGGTAAAGGCACGCCGGCCAGGATAGGCAGCTTGGTATCTGGCTCGCCGTCCGGTCCCATGACCTCGATGTCGACCGCGTAGCGCGGGCGGAAGTCGTCGCAGATCCCGGCGCCGGCGGGCGCATCGGCCACGGCGACAACCCGGGCAAAGCGTGGCAAGTGGTAACCCCCGGTGAGTTCGGGGAATTGTCGTTCTACGCTGCGGCGGATTGCGTCGTCCATCGGATGGCCATCTGGTTGTCGATGAGCGCCACACTGGTGATGCGCTCGCCGTGGTTGATCGTTGCACCTGGTCGCAACCCGGGAAGGGCTGCAATCATCGCGCTCTGGTTGCCCTGGTAGTCGTCGAACAACTCCACCGACAGCTGCAGCGGCGAGCGAACGCCGAAGAAACTGTCAGCCCAACTGCCCACGAATACTTCCCCGTTACCCTGCTGCTGCCAGATGAAGTCGGGAATGTTGAAAACCCGGGCCAGGCTGTCCATGGCTTGATAGCCGGCGGCCAGGCTGTAGAAAAACGGCGCCTTGACGCTGGCATAAGGCTGTTCCGGGACGCGAAAGCGCAAGCCGGTGTGCTGGCCGATCTCGACCAGGACGGCGCGCAGGTCGACGTGACGCAGGTTCAGCGGCAGCGGGTTGCCCAGGATCGCCGCCAGCTCGCGACAGAACAGCACCTGCTGGGTGCTGCTGGCCGTGCTGCTGCGCTCGACGTAGCCAATGAAGTGTCGCTGCAGCGTGCTGCTGTTGTAGCCGATATCGAGTGTTACCAGCCCCTTGACCGGCGCCGTAGCCTGGATCGTGAACGTCGCCCGGCCTGGGCTTTTCGCATCCAGCCGGACTTCGTTTTTGACCAGGACATAAGGCACTCCGCTGATGGTCAATTCCTTGTGCAGCTTCATGCCTTGGGACTCCCGCCTAACCAGGTATCCACCTTTTTCAGCGTGGCTTCAAAACCGGTCAGCTCTTCGGGGCCACCAGGCGTGTCGCCGCCGGTGCCGCCCACCGCGCCGCCCGGGCCAGACTGCGCCGTGACCGCGTTGCCAGATCGGCGCCCTTCCACTTTTTCCGGGTTGGAGAGCTTTTCGGTCAGGGTGAACTGGATCAGCCAGCCGCGCAGGTTGTCGTCTTCCCGGGCGCTCACGCCTTCGGTGAATGTCACCTGGCGCATGCCAAACGCGGCGGCGGTGTCGTTGACGATCCGGTACGTCTTGAGCTGGCCACCGCCGGCGGTCGCTTCCACCAGGCGCATCAGGTCGCGCAACTGCACCTGGTCAACAAAAGGAATCATCAGGCTGACGGTCAGGGTTTTGGGCTTGAAGCCCTTGTGCCCCTTATCGGTGTTGCTGGTCTGGCCTGACAGATCGTCGCTTTCAATCCGCAGGTTGCCGGTGACTTTGAGGTTCTTCCCGCGCACCTCTTGCCCGTCGAGTAGTAGCGTCATAGGCCCACCAGTTCACGAACAAAGCTCAGGCCCTGCTCAGATCCCACCAGCAGCGCGCCGGCGCACAGCACCCACTCATGCCCCGGGGGATCACCTGCCAACAGTGCCTGGCGCAGCTCAGCGGCGTTGCCCGGGCCAATCAGGCGCGCACGCATGCTGCTGTCAGCGTTGCCGCCGGCCAGCAGGGCTTTCAGGTCGGCCAGCTGTTGGTCACGGCCCTGTTGCTGGGCGGCTTTGCGGCTGGCCAGGTCCGAGAGTGCTGCCATGGGCGAGCTGTCGGCGGCGTAGCTCTCCAGGACGGCAATCTGGCCGGCCATGGATTGCTGGGCGGCTTTAACCACTGTGCAGCGCTCTAGGGGCAGCGACTGCCAGCGCGGCAAGGTGCCGGCGGCGGGAATCTCCCACTTTTCCGTCTCCAGTTTCGACAGGTGCCGCGCTCGGCGCTCGGTTCGCACCAGGTCAGGCATCGGCAGCAACGCGTTGAAGCGAGCCAGGCTATCGGCCAACTGATCGAAACGAGTGGCCAGGAACAGAAGGCACAGCGCGTGCTGGGGGGCGTCGGGCCGGCCTATGTCGCTGACATCCACCAACTTGCCGGCAAGGTGCTGCAGCAAGTTAGGTGCAGACAGAAAACGCTGGTAGCCGCGGCCCTGGCCAACTCCACTTTGAAACGGCGTCACCACCAGGCAGGCCGGTGCCTCGCCCAACTGATCGGCGAGCGCGGCACGCCCTGCTGCGATTGCGCCCTGAGCAGCATCACCCACCGGCCCCGGGTTGGTCGTGGTCTTGCCATTGAGGTCCGACAGGCGTTTGGCGGTGCTGGCCAGCTCGCCCCCGGCAAGGTTCTGCGCGGCTGACAGCTGGCCCATCCATTGGGTAGCCTGTTCTGGCCAGCGCATTTTCACTGCGTCCCAGGTCATGCCGGCGGCGTCCACTTGATGGCCCTCATCACCTTGAGCTTTTTGTCCTTGAGCGCGGTGGCCAAGTCCTGCTTGAGGTTATCGGCGTGCTGCAACGCGGCCTGCTTGAAGCGCACCAGGTCCTGGCCCACCAGGTGCAATTGGGCAGCCGTATGGGGGCGAAAGCCTTTCACCAGGTTGGCGTCGAAACAGGCAAAGCTGGCGTCCAATCCGCTCAGTACCATGCCTGTGAGGTTGATTTGATCGTCCATCTGGCTGGCGTAACGGTGAGGTTCGCCCAAGGCACTGGAGACGAACCCGCTTTCAATATGGCGATTACACCCGTCGTTGACCTCCACCAGCTTTTGGTCATACAGCGACGCCAGGATTGCGGCGATATCGTCTACCCATTCGCCGTTCTTCCAGACCTGATCGGGCCCCGGCTTTTTGGTGGTGTAGCCGCTTGGGATCGGACCCACACCGGTGACCGTCAACGGTTCACCGGTGGCGGTGCTGTAGACAATCAAGCCGTCGAAGTAATCGACAAGAACCCACTTACCGTTGCTCCAGCAGGCGCCTTTGTTGGCCGGGATCTTCGGCGGTGCGACCTCCACACACCCGCCAGGAATCAGAAACACGCCGGGTTCCTGGGGCGATTCGTCGGCGTCAGTGGTGCCGATGTAGAGACCCAATTGATTGGTTTGATAGACCGTTTTGGTTTTCATGCTGGGCCTCAGTACTTGATGCAATAAATCATGGCAACGCTGACCGGGCGCGATTCATTGCCCCCGGATGCGTCGACGGTGATTGTGTGGTTATGCGCGCCTGCAGTGGGACCGGCAGCCGTGGGGCTTGGCCCCACGGAGTAATGGCCGCCCCCCTGGCCGGTGGCGATGTTCAAAGAAATGGGGTACATCCCGTGGCTGTGCGCCCCCTGGACATCACTCGACGCACTGTGGCTGTGGGACGCGTTCTGGCTGCCTTGGAAGGTGCCGAAAACCCGACCTGGATCTATCCCTCGCCCCTCATCTAAGCCCCGAACAAATACACCGCGCAGATCAGGCAGGTTGAAAGTAGTAGCGCCGTCACCCGCGCCGTAATACGTACCGATCTGCGCAAACAGGGCAGCGAAGGCGACCCGCGAGATTGCAGCGCCGTTCGCCTTGATATAGCCGGTCGGAATCGACGTTGTGGCGAAAGCCATAATGGCGCCAAGGGGCACGATGCTGCTGGGATTCAAATTTCCCGAGTGCCATACCTCACGGGTCGGAGTCCATGTCCCCGAATTATTCACTGATCGAATGAGCAATCGGGGATCGGGCGTTCCCTGCTGGAGGCCTATTTGCCCTGCGTACCCGCTGCTCCCATAGGGAATATTCAGTAGGCTGACGTAGTTATCAAAGGTCGTTTGACCCTCGCCAAAGTAGTGAAACCCACCTGGCAGCCCAATGGTATCGATAGGACTTGATGGCGCACTGGATGACGCCAAACCAAACTTCCCGGTTTGGATGGCGTCCGTGATCCCGTAGCCGGCTAGCGTAGTGGCTTTATCGGCTTTCAACGCCGGTGTGAAGTTATGGGCGGTCCATATCGGCAGTCCTTTCCATTGCAGTTTCCCCTGCACGTCCATCGCCAGATCACCAGCGGTGACGCCACCCCAGTGGAAGAGGATGCGCGGCGCGTAGTCGAAATTGTTCTGTGTATCGGTGACCAGCATCGCCTCCCGAATTTCCATCGCGCCCATGCTGTAATCCCGGCCCGGTGCCGGTGCATAAAGCTGGGGTCGCTTGTTGGTAGGCCCCAACGGCAGCGCGTTGGTGATGCCGTAACCGTCCAAGGTCGTGGGTTTCCCGCTGGTGATCTTCGACCAGTCCAACACGGGGATGTCAGCAGGCTGGAGAGACTCACCGCTGATAACCAGGCCCTTCGAGTTGACCGTAACCTTGGTGTATTTCCATGCGGCCACGATGTCGGGCATCGTGACCTGAATGTTCACATCGGCAGTGCCATCAAAGGTGGCATTACCCGTGCCGATACCGCTGATCGCAATTTTTCGAGCCGTTTCTAACTGCTTGGCCTTTCCCGCCGGCGTCGCGCCGTTGATCAGTTTGTCTATCGCCTGCTGCAAGAACTGACGAACGCCCGAAACGGCCTTGGTAGTTGCCAGAATTAAACTGCTGTCGGTGCTTGCATCGTCACTGATCGCGTTCGGGATATTGCCCAGGCCGACGTCGGCCTTTGTGGTCGCCCGGGCGCGCAGGTACTGATAGTCACCATTGCGAGCGGCCAGATGCTGGATCAGTGAACCGTTGATAGGTTCGATCACTCGCCGATCGCTGATGGCAGCGGTGGTCAGATCCGCCAAGGCGATGCAGTAAACCCGCTGGCCATTGCCGTCCAGGAAGTCGACCTGGTTGGGCTCAAAGGCTACTTTCCAGGCCGCCACCACGTCGTTCAACTCACGACGCAATGAGACCTGGAGCCATACTTGTGTTGGCATTTGGGTTGGCGCGATCGCCACGGCGGCGGCCAACTCGATGCGGACACCCTCGACGTAAGCCAAACCCGCTTTGAGCTGGTATGCGGTACCGACCTTTTCAACCTGAAACGCATTCCCGAAGAAACAGGCACGGCCAAAGATGTCCCGGTTGCTCAGACGCTCGCGCTCATCAATGCCCTTGAGGCGAACGGTGAAGTCATGCTGCCAGGTCTTGGCGTCAATAGTGATGCCGGTCAGAGCCTGGGCGCCGTCGAACATCACCAGGATGTTGCGGGTCACGTTGTTGCCCAGCTGCAGCGGCGGTATGTTTTTGCGCTTCTGCTGCAGCGGCATGTAAGCCACGGCCAGCAACACGTCCTCGGCGGTTTCCAGGCCGATCCAGTTCCAGTCAAAATCCCCGACATCGCTGCCCAGCATCGAGCTGTAGACAACTTGGTTGGGGTTCACATAACCCACGTTTTGCTGGGGGATGGTGTAGCTGTGCACGATCTGCGCAGCCGGCGGCTTCGCTGCAGCGCGGTTGACCGGTGCGTTCGGGTCCAGGCCTGGCACGTTGGCAAAGATGAAGCGCACGACATCGAGGCGCTGTTGCGATCCCAGTTTCTGGGCGATCAGGCTTTCACCTGCAAGGGTAATACTGGCTCCCATTGGGGCTCCTACAGGCTGGCGATCAGCGTTTGCTGGTCGTCGTTGAAGTCCACCGCGACAATGCGCAGCGATACGGGGGTGATGGTCACAAAGTCGTAACGCCGGCAGGTGCGGCCGTACTGCTGAACCAGAACGCGCAACAGCTCCGGGTTTTGCGATAGCTGGGAGTCGGATAGGCGCAACAGCACCACGTCCCAATCCCGGTCTGGCATGCGCTCGTCTATCTCGACGTAACCCACGCCGAGGCGCTGCAGGATGCGTTTAAGCCCTGCTGTACTGCCTGCATCGACGGCGTTGATAAAGGCGAACTTGACTCGTAGGCGGTACAAGTTTTCCGGCTCGTCCTTGAAACGGCTGATATCCCGCTGCCAGGCCAACAGATCGAGGATGGTCAGGTGGCATGTCTCGGCGTCCATCTGCAGCAATGGCCACTGCATCCAGCCTTCAACTTTCTCCCACCACGCCTGGCAGGCGGCCTTGAGCTTGGCTAACTGCGGTCCATCCAGCCAAAACGGCAAATTGAGCTTGATCATGGCAACACCACCTGCAGGCTGCTGATCCGTGGAATGGTCAGCTCTGACACGATGTCGGCGTTATCGAAGTGCAGCGACTCGATGCCGGCGAACTGCTGGTGGAGTTCTTCGGCCAGGCGACTGAATGAAAAGCGCGCCTGGGGATAAGTCAGGGTCGGCTGATAGTCACCGGTGCCGCTTTCACGAAAGGCCGCACGAATGAATAACTCGGCCTCGGCCTGCAGCTTGGCGCGTTGCTCGGTGGTCAGGGCGGGACGCGGCCACAGCGTGACGCTCAGCTCGTGCAGCGTCTCCGGCATCACCAACACCAACAGATCGTCACCGTGGCCATGGTTGCCCTGGTCACGGATATGGGCGTTGATTTGCTCCAAGTACGCCGCTGCAGGCACGTCCGCTTCAAACAGCACATAGGCGTTCGCACTGCCCGGGCCACGTGGTGCGCCGTGCAGGAAGTAAACGCCATCGGGCCGCACCGCCGGGAACGCGGAAATCATTGCCCGATAGACTGCATCGGTGTGCCACTGGTTGACCGCCGAGAACTGGTTACGCACCCGCAAACGCAACTGATCGTCAGGCTCAGGATCTGCACCTGGTGCAATCAACCAACCGTCGGTGTTGACCACCTGGACGATGCCAGGAATGGGCACAGGCAGAATCGCGTAATAACCCGGGGCCAGGTTGAAGCCGCTGCCAACCTCTTGCGCCTCGGCTGGGACTTCCAGCTGCAGCACGCCATCGGCAAAGGTCACGGCCTGCGTGGTGACCAGTTGGTAAATATGACCATTGATGGCCGCCGACTGCACCTGAATGCCGGCGGGCATCTGCAGCACGCCGCCGGCAACGTCGCGGGTGAACAGCAACATGCCCTGGGCCTTGGTGGCGCCTTTGCGCTCGACGTTGACGGCCCAGGCCAGCATATCCAGCCACTTGTCCCGGGCGGTTTTCACAAAGAAGTTAGGCAGGACGGTGCCGCTGATAAAGCTGATCAGCCACATGACTGGCTTGGTCACCAGGGCCGTTATCACCCGCCAGAACGGCGAATAGGCGCTGGTGTTGCTCATCTTGCTGCCTTGGGCTGCTACTTCCTTTTCCCAGGCCCTACGCAAACCGTCCTCGGTCACGGGAATGCCGGCGTCAGCGAGCGCCTGTTTAAAATCTACGTCGCTCACAGGGTTACCTCGATGTCGCCAAACTTCAGGGTTTTGGCCGTGACCAGGTACTGACCAGACTGCATCTGGTTAATCAGTGCGGTGCCCGGTACCAGGCGTTCATCAGCCTCCACCAGCAACTCCAATTGCTGGATGCAGTCGCGCTGACGCAGGCGACTGCGCTCAGCCACCAGCGTCACCAGCAGGCCGCTTTCGCGGATCATGTGCGCGATGTCCTGGGCGATGCTGGCCCGATCCTCGATCAGCAGCGGCTGACGCGACGGGTCCAGCGACAGGTCGTTGTCGATGATCAGCAGGTCTATGTATTCGCTCATCCGCCCACCGCCATGGCCAACATGCCTTCCAGCTCCAGCGGGTTCATCGGTTTACCGGTGTGAATGTTGACGTTCTCCACGTGGGTGCCCTTGTTCTGGGTTTGGTTGTTGTTCTGGATGCTGCTCAGCAAGCCACCCCGGGGCACGGCATCGGGCCGTTTCGGTGACAGGCTGGCCATAGAGCCATTCATGCGTTGTTGGCTTTGCTCGGCCTTTTCAGTAGGTGCCGGCGCAGTCACCAACGACGGCGGCTGCTTCGGCTGCGGGATGTTGAGCTGCGGCCCGATCGGCGCCGGTGTCTTCAAGGCAGGCGCGGCGACCAGGGCCGGCGCTGTGCGCGGCGGCTCGGGTGCCGTCAGCGGCTGCGGGACAGGCGCCGGCGTTTTCGGTACCGGGGCCAGGACCAACGCTGGCGGCTGTACCTGGGGCTGCAATGCGTTGAGCGCGGGCATGGCCGGCGCGGGCGCTTTCTGTGCGGCAGCCATCACCAGGGGCGGCGCCTGGATGGGTTGTTGGGGAGCGCTCACCAGCTGCGGCAGCAACGGTGCCTCGACCGTCGGTGCAGTGATGGTTGGCAGTTGCGGTGCCGCCGGCATGTCGCCAAACGCGGCATCGATCTGCACGCCCGGGATCTTGTTCAGCATCTCGATCAAGCCATTGATGGCCGATTTAAAGATGTTGACGATGCCGTCCCATGCGGCGCTGGCCATGCCCGACCAACCGCCCATCGAGTCGAACCAGTCAGACAGCGCGGTCAGTTGGCTGCTGACCCACTGGAGCGCCTCGGTGTTCATCAAGACGCTGGTCCACTCGTCCCAGTAGATAATCGCTGCCGCCACGACACCGATCAGAAGGGCAATGCCCATCACGATCACCCCAACCGGGTTGGCCGTCAGTGCCACGTTGACCAGCCAAATCGCACCCTGCCACAGCAACATGGCCCCACGGATAATGCCAAGCGTCGTGTACAGCAGGACCAAGCCGATGACGTACAGCGCAATGACGGCCACCTGCAGGATGAAAGCCGCTACAGAGCGCAACTGCAGCAGTTGAACCAGTTTCCAGACCGTCACCAACGACAGCCACACCATTTTGCTGATGCCGACCACAAAGGTCAGGGCTGCCAGGCCTGCCGTCAGCCCCAAGACTACCAAGCTGACAATGCTGATCAGGCGGGTGATGTTGGGGAACAGCTGTGACCAGCGTGTCAGGGTTGTGGCTATGCCGGTCAGCCTGGCCATCAGAGGCTGCAGGATTGGCATCAGGGATTGGCCGAACGCGATACGCAACGCCTGCACGGCGCTGCCGAACTGCTGCCACGGGTCGACCATGGCCATGGCCATCTTCTCGGCGTTTTCCAGGCCGCGCACGTTGCCCAGTTGGTCCATACCGTTCTTCAAACGATCGGTGTCGCCCATTAGGGTGGTGATCAAGCGGGCCGCTTCGCCGCCGAAGGCATCGCGCAGTTTCTTGCCGTTTGCCTCGATCGACAGGTCACCGAACTTGCCTTTGAGCTTGTCCAGGATGTCCATCATCGGCAGCAACTTGCCCTGCTGATCCACAAAGGACATGCCGAGTTTTTCCGATGCACCGCTGACGTTCTCGAAAAACGATTTGTACAGGCCGCCGGCCTCGCCCCCGTCCATGGTGCTGCCCAGGGTGCCGAGGACGGCCATTTGCTCAGCCAGGCTCACACCTGCAGTGCTGGCCAGGCCGCCGGCAGCCTTGAAGGCCTCGCCAATCTGCTCACCGCTGGTGCGGAACAGCTTCACAGCCGTCGCGGTCTGGCCGGTGAGGATGTCCACCCACTGGCCTTTGCCCATGGCATCGGCTTGACCCTTGAACAGGTTGTACATGGTGCCGACGTACTGCCCCATGGTATCGGCGTCGGACTTGGTGGCCTTGGCTAACAGGTTGCTGGCATTGGTGAACGTAGCCAGCTGGCTGCCGCTCAACCCCTTAATGGCGCCCTCAATGCTGTACGCCGAGGCCACAAAGTCCCGGGCGTTTTCACCGTAGGCCACCGAGAATTCCAGGGACTTTTTATTCAGTGCGTCCAACGCATCTTCGGCCACGCCCAACGATCGGACCTCGCCCAGGGCACGGTTCATCTCCAGGGCAGGTTCCAGGGATCCGCTGATGGCCATCCCGGCGCCCACCATCCCAGCCAGGCCGATGCCCATCTGAGTGATGTTCTTCTGGCTCTGTGCTGCCAGGTCAGAAAAGCCCGTTTTGACCTTGCCCAGCGGGGCCGTGACCTTATCGGTCAGGTTCAAAATGAAGGCCAGGCGGGCGCTTTTTTCAGCCATCTATGGTTATCCGTTCAATGCGTGGGCGATGCCGTTGGCGATGGCGATTTCCATCCGCCGCCAGTGTTCGTCCTCCAGCCACTTAGCCGTGCCCATCACCTCGGCGGTGGGCTCGGCACCTGGTAGCCAGCGACCGGCCAAGGCCAGCAGTTGGCCCAGGCCGTTTTCAGTCAGTCGTTCGGCGTGGTCGAGGGCTTTTTTACGGTGACTTCAACGTCTGGGCTGTATTCCTCCAGGAGCGCGCCGGCCAGCTGCATGACCAATACCGGGTTGCCCAGCATCGGCTTGAGGGAGGCGCGTTCTTCCTGCTTAACGGTGTTCACCAGGAGGTTGTTCGCCGGCGCGACCTTGTTGGTCTGGGTCACGGCGTTGAAGTACTTGGTCACGTCCTGCGGGGTCAGCTCAAAGGTGAATTCCTTGTCGCCTACTTCCAGGGTGATCTCGCGTTTATCGGTCATGCGTGTTGCTCCGTTCAGGTTTTAAAGTGGGTGAATCAGCGCAGGCAAACCCGGCGCACGTGGTCCTGCAGGCCCAGGATCATTTGCTTGCTGAGGGCAAGCTGATCTCTGAGGGTGAAATAATCTTGTCGAGCGTCTTCTGTGAGTTCGGCGGATCCGCCATCAGCCAAGCCGCCGGCGCCGGTGGTACCGGACGCGGGGACGCTGCAGGTGGCGTTGAGCTGCAGCCGCTTAAGGCCAGCGCGAACAGCAAGGCGCAGGCCGTCGTTTTGGGCGCGTTCATGGTTCAATTCCTGGGTACGTTGAAGGTCGATGGCGTCACGCTCGGCCAGCCGCTCGCCGGTGATGCGAGCCGCTTCGCGCAGGCCGGTGACTTCGAACAGCGCTGCATCGCGCTCGCTGCGGGCGATATCGTGCTGACCTTCCAGCAGGTCAAAGGCGAACCAGGCCACCAGGCACAGCACCAGGGGGAAAATGGCTTCGCGCATTACAAGCCCGCCTTGCACAGCTGTGCTTCGGCCAACCGGCGCCGGTGCAGGCCTCGGACAAATTCCTTTTGCCCCGGGGCGGTGGTGACATAGGCCCACACTGGGGTTTTGCCGTCAGCGGCCCACGCCAGTGCGTTGCATCCGTCCTTGATGCGCCCGGCATTGATCAGCGCGACAGCCCGACTGGCGCAGGTGCTGGGCACGCCGAAGTTGTGGCTATGGCTGCTCAGCGCGTCGAAGGTGTTCTGGCCCACGTCCTGGTTGGTGATGCAGTCGGCCAACTGCACCTGGCCCTTGCTGATCACCAGCTGTTCCACCTCGCTGCAGCGCGCATCCGACCAGTAGTCACCGACCACCACCGGATAAGGGCTGGTGTGGCGAGTGATGCCTTTGCATACGGTCGGCAGGCCCTGGGCGAGCTTGTCGGCATACACGGTGTTCTGGCCGTCGCCTTCCCAAGTACCCAGGAACAGCACCAACGTGGAGCTGCAAAGCGCAATGGCGCCGGCGGCGATCTTGCCGCGCAGGCTCATGGCTTCACCTTCCAGTCGCGCAACATCTGGCGATACTTCGGAACCAACAGCAGGATCTGCAGCACCATGTAAACGGCAGTCAGCATGTAGGCGACAGCCGACCAGTCGACGGCCCCTGTCGCTCCAGTTGCCGCTACACCGATCGCAGGTGACGCCTTCGCCAGTGCGATGGCGGTGTCCTGGGCCGCCTGATTCGTGCTCATCGCTGCACTCCTTTCTCGAAAAAGGACTGGCACAGAACGCAGCGGGTTTTGCCGCCGAGCGCCTGGCGCGCTGCAGGAATCTCGTTATTACAGTCCTGGCAATGGGTAAGGCTTGGGCCCGCTGACTCACGCCGGGCCTGGGCCAACTGGGCGTTGATAGCCTGGTCCCGCTGACGTTGTTCCAGGGCTTGGGCGCGGTCGAACGGGCAAGTCATCAGCTCAGGCCCTCGATCTCGGTAGCGTCGAGGTACGGCACGCCGTTGATGCGGATAAAGTCCGGGCTGGTGACCTCAAACGGCACCTTGTGCTTGGTCTTCTCGCCGCCCTTGGGATCAATGCTCAGCAGGCTGGAGACCTTCAACTTGCAGCCGAAGGCCTCAATGCGCAGCTCGTCGTCGCCGGCCTTGGCAAAAAACACCGTGTCGAAGGGCGGCAGCTTGCGAAAGCTGCCTGCACTGCGCGCCGCCTCGATCAACAGATTGAAGTTGGTGGAATCCAGCTCCAGATCGCCAGCAGCCGCCACATCGCCGTCGACGTAGCCATCGGGTACGCCCCGGGTTTGCGCGGTTTTGCTGTTGTCGGTGATATCCAGGGTGCAGCTTTCGACGTGAACCAGCAGGTCGCCCAGGTTCACGTCAAAGTTCTTGCCGCCAATACGTGACATGGGGGTTACTCCGAATCGTCGTTGGAAAGGTCCAGGGCGATGTTCGCCGTGAGGTCTTTCGGGCAGTTGTGGGGTTTGAGCTTGATGAACGCCTCTACGGCGGTTTTGCTCTTCCAGACCAGCACGATGTCGCCGTCTTTCGGCGTTTCAATCTCGCCCGGGAACACCTGGCCGGCGAACTTCACCGACTTGGCCATACGGCGCAGGGGCGCCATCAGCGCGTTGATGTTCACGGCCATGCTGTTGGGGGTGCTGTTCAATCGACGATCGCCAACACGGCGAATCAGCAACGGACGCACCTGGCGTGCCGCCTTGTCGGCCAGGCGCAGGTATTCAATTACCTGGAAGTCACTGGCCGGGGTATCCAACATGTTGCCGTCGCCCCAGTACACGCCCGGGTAATCGGGGTAGGTCTGAGAGACGGAAAAGCGGGCCTTATCCAGCTCGGCGCGGATCGAGGACGGTAAAGGGATCCCCTCCTTGTCCGCCGGCACACTGCCGAGGCCGAGAACGGCACCGGTGGCCACACGCATAGGGCTGTCAGCAATGCTCACGGCGGCGTTGGCCAAGCGACCGGCCAACACGCCCAAGTCGTTGCCATGCAACTGGGGCACCACCAGGACGCGGGGCGCGGCCAGGTCGGCGGTGATCGCCTTCTGGTCCAGCAGGTATTCGTCCCAGGCCTGCAGCGGCGTCGGGCCGGCGGACGCCGCCATGATGAATACGCGGCGCCCGTAGACGTTGCTCAGTGACACGGCTGCGTCGTGCATTGCCGCCAGCTCTTCGCCCTTGGTCACCGGCTTGGTGATGACCACTGCCTCGACGGAAAAACCCTGCTGTTGCGATGCTTCCAGCGCCAGTTTCCAATCGCCTTCGGTGCCGATCGGTGCCGCCAGGCATGCCCAGCGATCGCCACCGTTCAGGCGCGCTGCAGTGATTTGGGTTTTCAGGTCGCTGGGCTGCAAGCCCAGGGTGGCGTCCAGGTCGCTGTCGGTATTGAGCGCGACCAATTTGCCGGCGTTTTTCGTGCCGGGACCGATGAACAGGAAATAGCGTTCGATCTCAGTCACGGCGCCTTGGCCCAGATTGAGATTGTTAACGCTGACTTTGCCAAGTGCCATGCTGTGCCTCGTTAGCGGGGTGAATTAAGGATTTGTTGGAAGACCTGGTTAACCAGCTCGCGGGTTTCACTCCCGGTCTCTACCCCGAGGAACTGGCGTTTTGGCAGGGTGATGTCCCAGCTTTGCGCGCCCGATGTCTCGGTTTTTTCATCGTTCAAAATGCGGATCAGCAAGCCGGCCTTGGCGTAGTTCACATGTTCTTGAATCCATGCCACTGACGGCCTGGCCAGCGTCTTTTTGCCCTTCTGCCGGGTGCGAAACCCCAGCCGGCGTAAGCGCTTGGCTTGTTTGTCGGTGCAGGCGATTCCCGGCGGGACTTTGTTCCAGCGCCTCATCTGTGCAGCGGTACGCCGCTCGCTGACGCCGTTGTGCTGCTGGGATGCAACCCACCGGGTAAGCGCGTTTTTCCAGCCCAGCTCGGCTTCATCGGAACTGACACGGGTGACCTGCAGCAGCTTGGCCAGGCCGGCTTCCATCTTCTTTTTGCCCTTGGCAGAACCCTTGCGCTCTGCGAAGGGGCTGCCGTCCAGGTTCTTTTGCTCACGTACCCGCTTGCGGCTCATCGAGCGCACGCGCTTAGTCACGTTGTTCAGCAGTCGCCGGCGCAACTGGGGCGACAGATCAAGCAACGCCAACTGGGCATCGACGTTGAGCAAGCCCCTGACATCGAGGTCGAGCTGGCTAGCGGCCATGACCGACCTCGCCGTGTTCAGCAATCCACAGGTCGAACGGCACGAACGCCCAGGTCTTGTTGAACGCCTCGATCTCGCCGGCGGGGTCCTCGGCCAGGTATTGCGGCTCAACGAATTCCAGCGACAGCTCCACGTCGAAGCTGTCCTGGTCCAGGGGCTCAACGGCGAACAGCGGCGCCGGCAGTTCGTGGCGGTCGCGGTTGGAGTCGTGTGTTTCCAGCCAACTGCCGACCAGGGCCATCAGCCTGGCCGGGTGACCGGTGAAGCTCTCCAGCGAGAACACAGCGCGGTAGCGCATATCAGCCATATGCAGGCCGTCGCGGTCAGGCTTCCAGATCAGCTCCAGACTGACCTGTTCGGTCCAGCTGTCGAACTGCTCCGGGGCGACCAGGTTGCGGGCCATGAGGTAGGCGGTCAGCGCCTGCAGCTGGATCACTGCAGTGACGCCGTGATGCGGCCACGGCCCTGCAGGGCGCGAACGGCCTGCTGGCTGAAGGCCAAGAATGTTTCAGCCCGCTCTGGGGCTTCCTTGCCGGTGTTCTCGGCGCTTTCCCTGCGGGTGACCGTGGCGAACTGCGGCAGCAAATTGGCTTTGGTGCGGCAGTAAACGGCGCGCTTGTACAACTTCACCTTGAACGTACGCTCGGGCAGCAGCACCGTGTCTGCGGCTTCAACGTTGTTGATGCCGAAGGCCTGCCACCGGGCTTTGCACTTGGCCAGGTCGCCGTTGACCTCGATCATGGCCATGGTCAAATCACCGCCCAGCAGCTCTACCAGGTACTCCGCCGGCAGGCGGTATTCCTTCTGGAATTCAGACAGGGAGAGGTTCGGCCAAAAGCCGTCGTTCTCGATTGTCTGCTCCACAAAGGTGGTGGGTTTCCCGGAAAAGCTCATTGCTGGGCGCTCAAATAGGGCGGGGAGCCTGTTTTCAGTGGGACGGTCCATAAATGGGCGGCTCACTTCCACAGGTCCCCGCTGGGGGGGGTAGTCGGTTATTCGGTAGCCGGGTTAGTGGCTGCTTGTTTTGCCAAGGCCTTGCGAACCTTTTTTATTCGGGTGTCGTTGCCGGCCTGCGCGTACAGCTGAGTGGAGCGCTCCAAATGCTTGAGCGCGGTTTCCCACTGCTCGGCTTCCATGGCGCGCATGCCGATCAACTTGTGGTACTTGCTCGGGATCTGCTCCGTCAGCTGCCATTCGCCGTCAACACGGGGCAACAGGTCGGACAGATAGGGCTCCGGGCTGCGGTTGGCGTTGTATTCGGCGTAGGCCCACTCACACACGGCGTCGGCCACAAAGGTCTGAATATCCCGGCGCTTGAAGCGCTCCGGCATTGCCTGGCCCTGCTCCATCAGGAAGTCAGCCAGCTCCAGGGCGTCTTCGAACTGGACGGTGTCGAACAGCCAGACCATCACCTGCACCGCGACGCGGTTGGGAAGGTTCAGGCCTGACTCGCAGTAGCGCTGGACGTATTCCTGGTATTTGGGCAGCAGCTCTTCACGCTTCAGCGCCTGGCGTCCGGCCAGGCCGTTGGTAGCGCTGATTCGCGCCAGGTCCTGATCCAGTGCCGCTTCCTGCAACAGCAGATGCTTGCGCGCATTAGCGGGACTGCTCAGCGCATCGGCCGGGGAATAGGCCATGCCTGCAGCAGCGGCGAGCGCCACTACTGCAGTGCTGCCCAAGGCCAGGGTGCGGCGCTTGTGCGCCAGGGCCAGGCTCACGCGACCACCAGCTCAACGTTTTCGGTGAACGCGATCTTTTCCAGTTGCTCGATCACGTAGCCTTCGTTGCGGCTGTTGTAGTCCTCGACGCGGGAGCGCTTCGGATTCTCGATCGTCTGCTTACGCCAGCTAGTGTCCTGGTAGTAAATCGAGAGGTTGTCCCAACTGGTGATCAGCACCGCGTTGACCGGAAAGTTCGGCACGCAGAACGCCGGCAGGCCGCCATAGGTCGCAATGACCTGAGCGTTTTCGATACGCTCCTTTTCGGTCGGGGTGTCGCCCTGTTTGGTGTACAACTTGGCCTTATCAGCAGCGAGCAAATCGGTGCCGATGATCGCGACCAGGTCGCCGTCTTCGCGCAGGATCTCGTCCACCATCTGCTTGGTGTCATGCACCAGGGCATCGAGGTTGGCGTAGTCGCCACCGGCGCCCAGCGTGACCTTACCGGCAGTCTTGCCCTCTTTGAGCACCTGCTGTGGGGCCTGCTCGCGAAGTTGCTGCAGCCAGCCTTTGTTCACGTCCTGCAGCTTGGGGAATTTCTCCAAATCAGTATCGACAGCAGCGTGAGTGCCATGGAAGCCGATAACGATCCGATCTTGCGCAATACGCTTCTGCACGGCGGCGGAATAGCGCTCTTTGAAGTCGGGAAACTTCGCCCAGGCGTCGATTTTGGCGTACGGAAGACCAACGTCCGACTGGGTATCAGCCAGTTCGTATTGGGTGTTATCCAGCGCCGATGCGTCCTTGGCTTCGCGATCGGTTGTCTTGGTGTTGGTGCGGCCAGTGACCGGGCCGTTCACACCGATGAACACCTTCTCACCTTTGATCTCGCTGACCGGGGTGACGTTGATGCGCTCCAGGAAGTCGGCCTTAGCGGTGATCGCGTCGTTCAGTTCCTGAGCAATCGACGGTTCAACACTGAACATGCGGCTCGATCGTTCAACACCATAGGCTTCGGCGATTGCGGCCTGCAGCTCGGCATATTGTTTGGCGCCACGGGCGCTTAATGGCTGGGCCATGTCAGAGCACCTTGCGTCGTGGGGCGTTTACCGGGCCTGGATTGCGTGGCAACTGGCGACCGGTCGAGGTGTTCTGCAGTGCGGAAAACTGCTGCTCCAACTTCGCCATGCTGGCGAGCAATGCCTTGTTGGTGGCGCTGCCTTTACGGCTGAATTCGCGGTCGTCTTCGGCAGTGGTGACGATATCGTCAACAGCTGCTGCTACGTCGTCGATTGGGGCGGCTTCGGGCTCTGGGGCGTCTTCCGCGACGGGCTCAATCACAGCCTGAATGCCGGCAGCGACAATCAGCAATTGAGCCAGCAGGGCTTTAAGGGCCGTTGCTGTAGCTTCATCCATTGGGGGTTTGCTCTCGTTTGGGGTGGTGGGTTCGACGGGCTCGTCATCCGTGGAAAAGCGCTTGAACAAGCCAGCGAGCAAGCCGATAAGCTTGCCGACCTCGCTCTGTGGCTCAGCCTCAAAAGAGCCCAGTTCAACGGACGCGGCATAGAAAGAGTTTTTGTGGGTCTGCTTCGAAAAATAGAGTTCCTGGGTGCCCAGGCTGGCCGGCTCATCGGTGACGCCCAGACCTGTAAGGTAGGCTTTTCCGCTGCCGGCGAAGTTCGGGGTGATCTCGATGCTGGAGAAGAGCTTTTGGCCCTGATCATTCAGCTGCAGTAGGCGATCATTCGGCTTGAGCTGTGCCTCCAGAGCGATTTGCCCGGGCTCCAGATCTTCGCCCTCCTCCAACAAGCGCACGGCAAAGACGGTGCCGTGGGAACCGCTCCAACGTTCGTGGTCGCACCAGATCACTGCCGTATATTTCGAAGGCTTGTAGGTTTCAGCGATGTCGCGCAGTTCCTGGGGAAGGATCTCGCGACCATCGGCGGTAGTGCCGCTGGTGGCGACACGTTTCCAGTACGAAACAAGGGAACGGGGCATGGGCGTTAACTGCGCTCAATCGGTTGAATGAGCCGCCAAGATAGGGAGCCGCCAAGCCCTAAACAAACGGTTCAAATGCGCGTTTCTCCTAGATTCGGCATATAGGAGAAACGCGGAATTTAACCCCGCGTTTCCAGCGTTTTCGCCGCATAGACTGCGGCCCATGTACTACTCGACCGAAGTTAAAGAAGCCGCCAAACGCCTGTTTCTACGCCGCTGTAAGGCCAAGGAAATTCAGGCGCAGCTCAACCTGCCCAATATCCGAATCGTCTACTACTGGATACGCCAGGGCGGATGGGAAGACATGCTGTCGGACGAAGAGCCGCTGACCGCCGTTGGCCGGCGAATCACTCTGCTCCTGGACAAAGCCAGCAGCCTGACCAAGGACGAGCTGAACGAACTGGATCGGCTGACCACTGTTCGCGAGCGCCTGTTAAAGCAGGCGGTCAAGCCGACGCCAGCGCCGATCGGGGAATCTGCCAGCGAGCCCCAGGAACGTCGCCCGGGGCAGCGCGGCGAGCGCTCCAGCCGTGGCGATGGCGGCGGCAAGAAGCGCGAAAAGAAAGTAAAGAACGACGTCAGCGAGCTGACCGAAGTCGACTTCCTGGATAAGTTCATCAGCAAGATGTACCGGTATCAGCAGGAGCTGTTCGCAGCAAAACAAAACCCGCTGACGTGCCGGATCCGCAACATTCTGAAAAGCCGCCAGGTGGGGCTGACCTACTACTTCGCCGGCGAAGCGTTCATGGACGCGGTGCTAACGGGCGACAACCAGGTGTTCCTGTCGGCCAGCCGCTCGCAGTCGGAAATCTTCCGCAGCTACATCATCCAGTTTGCAAAGCAGTGGTTTGACATCGAGCTGACCGGCAACCCGATCGCGCTCAGCAACGGCGCCGAACTGCGGTTTCTCAGCACCAACAGCAGCACCGCCCAGGGCTACCATGGCCATGTGTACGTGGACGAATATTTCTGGATCCGCGACTTCGAAAAACTCAGCACCGTGGCCAGCGCCATGGGTACCCACAAGAAGTGGCGCAAAACCTACTTCTCAACGCCCAGCGCGGTGTCGCACCAGGCATACCCGTTCTGGTCCGGGGAGGAATTCCGCAACAGCAAGCGCGGCAAGAAGGCCGGCGGCACCTGGCCCACCGAGGCTGCCTACACCCAGGGCGCGCTGTGCCCCGATGGCCAATGGCGCAAGACTATTACCATCGACGACGCCATCGCCGGCGGCTGCGATCTGTTCGATCGGGATCAACTGCAGCTGGAGTACGACGAAGACAAATTCCAGCAGTTGTTTTACTGCAAGTTCATCGACAGCAGCCAAAGCGCCTTCGGCCTCAAGGATCTGGAGCGGTGTTATTCCGATCTGTCGTTGTGGGAGGACTACAACCCAGAACTGGATCGCCCTTTCGGCAACAGCCCGGTGTGGCTTGGCTACGATCCCAGCCGGACCCGCGACGACGCCACATGCGTGGTGGTCGCCCCGCCGCTGGAGCCCGGGGCGAAGTTTCGAATCCTGGAGAAGCACAGCTGGCGGGGGCATTCGTTCACCTACCAAGCCGCCCAGGTCAAAAAGCTTACCGAGCGTTTCAACGTCCAACACATCGGGATCGATATCACCGGCGTGGGCTATGGCGTGTTCGACCTGGTGCGCGACTTCTACGCGAAGGCAACGCCGATTCACTACAGCCTTGAGACCAAAAACACCCTGGTACTCAAGGCCCAGGACACGATCCAGGGAAGCCGCATTGAGTGGGACGCCGGCTGGACGGACATCGCCCAGGCGTTCCTAACCATCAAGCGCGGCACCACCAACAGCGGCCAGGTCACCTATAGCGCTTCGCGCACAGACGCCACCGGTCACGCCGATATCGCCTGGGCCGTCATGCACGCCCTGGCCAACGAACCCTTGAATACCAACAAGCGGCGCCGTAGCCGCTATGTCACGAGCGGAAACAATGCCCAAACCACAACGCAGAAAGCCCCAAGCCAGTCAGCAGTTACGACAGCAGCAGCCCATGCGGGCGTTCACGTTCGGGGAACCCGAACAGGTGCTGTCCGGCAACATCGGCGAGTATCTGGGGGTGTTTCTCAGCGACGATGGCGAAATCTACAAACCGCCGGTATCGCGGGCGGGCCTGGCCAAGTTGCTGCGCGCCAACGCGCACCACGGCGCCATTCCCAAGTTCAAACGCAACCTGCTGTTGCGTGAGTTCATCCCTTCCGAGGGCTGCAGCACGCAGACCATGGGACGGGCGAGCCTGGATTACATGGTGTTCGGCGAGGCGTATTTCTATCGCGACACCAATGCCTTCGGCGAGGTGCTGGAGATGCAGCACCTGCCGGCGATCAACATGCGGGTGAGAGTCGACGGCGGTTTCAGGATGCTGCTGCCGGACAGCAAATTCATGGACTTCGACCAGGACGAAATTGAACACGTCCTGGACTACGACGTGGAACAGAACATCTACGGCGTGCCCGACTACCTGGGCGGCCTGCAGGCGCTGTTGCTCAACGAAGCCGCGACCCTGTTCCGCCGGCGCTACTACAGCAACGGCGCGCACGCGGGCTACATCTTCTACACCAACGATCCGGACCTGACCGAGGAAGACGAAGAGAACCTGCGCGCTCAGATCAGTGCCAGCAAGGGCGTGGGCAACTTCCGCTCGATGTTCGTCAACATCCCCAACGGCAAGGAAAACGCAATCCAGATCATCCCCGTGGGGGACTTTCAGGCGAAGGACGAACTGGAGAAGGTGAAGAACATCACCCGCAATGACGTGATAGCTGCCTGGCGTATGAACCCAGCGCTGGCGGGCATCATCCCGGAAAACAGCGGGGGCTTTGGCGATATTGAAAAGATCGATCGCGTGTACACCAGCAACGAAATCAGGCCTATCTGTCAGCTGTTCGACCAGTTGAACGAGACACTGCGACAAGACAGGCGCATCACCTGGAGAAAGCCCCCTACACCAGTGGAAGTCACTGGGTAAAGCACCAGAAAGATGAAATTATTTTCATCTAGTGAGAACATAGTGGCAATCTGATGCACCCTGGGGAGGGATTATGCGAGTAACTTGTAAGTGCGGGCACAAAGGTCGGATTGCGTCGCGAGAGGTGCTATCTGAAGACTTTGCAAAACTCTATTGCCAGTGCCTCGATGCGAAGTGCGGGCACAGTTGGGTTGCCAATCTCACGTTCTCTCACACGCTCAGCCCCTCCGCGCAAACGTTCGACAGGATGCTGATCGATCGCCTAAGAGACATGCCCAGAGCCCAACAACGCGAGCTGTTTGAAAAGCTTGGATCGCAGGCTGTCGCGTGATGAAAACCGCCGACGTTCAAATGCCGGCGGCTCAGGAATCAATCGTCGTCGGACTGTTCCGGATTGCTTATCAGCGCTTCGGTCAGCCGGCGCAATTGCTCCTGGTCACGATGGCTCAACTGGCGATAGAACCCAATCAAGCGGCGCTCGATATGCGAAAGCTCATACCGCGCTGGTGCGGCCATCTCAACATACCCAACACCAGCGTTTTTGCGATCCAACATGTTTACTACTCCATAAAGTGCATTCCTAAGGCACCGTTATGGGGGCAAGTAAGAATACTTACCCGGACGCTTTGTTTAATTCGCCCCTTTAGCAGCGTCATCCGCCATAGCTTTCACAAAGCGCCGAATGGCCCTTTGATCATCTGCCGGGATGCTGCGGTACTGCTGAATAATGCCGTCCTCCAGTTCATCCAGCGAATCAAGTGCCAACGTGGTACGCCGCCCAGTGAGGATGAAGGGCACATCAAACTCAAACTGCATGGCGACTTTGCTCAGGTAGGAAGCCGTAGCATCGCTGGATCCCGCCTCATAGTTCGCCTGTGTTCGTTTTGCTATGCCCAACGCTTCCGCGAGCTGGTTCTGTGTCATGCCGCACCGCTTCCGTTCTTCTTGCAGCCGAGAACCGATCTCTTCAGAAAGATGCACTTTTTTTCATCCCTACTATTTACAAGTGCACCTAAGTGCATCATTGTGCATCTCACACCACATGAAACTGCACGGATCTGCACTATGCCGAACTCAAGCATCACCGAGCAAGCCCGCATGCAAGCGCGGGAAGCATTAGAAAAACGGGGCCAGTCAGCGAAAGACTTTGCCGTTCAACATGAACTGAATCCCAGCACCGTGTATGCGGTTCTGAGTGGCCAAAGCCAGTGTCGCCGTGGGGAGGCACATCGTGCCGCCGTGTTACTCGGTATCAAAGACGGCGTGATTGCACAGTAATGGCCAGGTCTCTGAGGGAACAGCAGAAGATGAAAAATCAGGTTCTAAAAACACGCCGCGAAGTCGTAAGTGCAATTATTTGCGCCTACGAAGGTGGTCGCGAATGCGCCGCCGCTCGTATCGGCCTGCAGCTCAAGAAGTTCGACAATCACGCCTACGAGAACAACAACTGCCGTCCGCTGACGGATGTGCAGATCTTCCAGCTGGAACAAGTGACCGGCACACAGCACTTAGCCAACTACGTCGCCGCGATGTACGGCGGCATGTTTGTGCCGGTGATCCACCCGGACAGCCTGGACAACGTAGAGATGTATTCACGGGCTATGCAGAGTTCCGCAAAGCAGGGCACGGTCGACCAGATCATTGCCCAAGCGCTTGAGGACGGTGTGATCACCGAGAGTGAAGCCGAGTTAATCGTCAATGCGCACACCCTGCACATGGCTGCCCGCACAGCCGAAGTGTATGCCGCTATCGATCTTTATCGCGCCAAATCGGGGAAAGCTCAATGACCGCTCAGACCAACACCCAGGACTACCAGGAATGCATGCAAAGCGCCGCGCTGGCGTTCCTTGAGCGGCACCAAGCCGAACACCTCGCCGACCTGTCCGCGCTGCTCAATCGCACGATCGATCACCTGGTCAGCAGTTTCGACGTTACCGAATCGGTCGCCACCAAACTGGTGTCCCTTGCCCACATCGAGCTGACGGAAATCGCTTTCCGCCAGCGCCTGCTCCTGGACTACAGCACCGACACCGTCGTGGTGATCAAGGATCCAGTGAAGGGTCATTGCTGGTCTGTTCCAGTCAGCCTGATTTATGAACGTGTCCTGAACACCCCGGACAACGTGCGTTTGCGCTCCGCAAACTCGTAACACCACCCCAACCAATCGCCTGCCCCACGTCCCATGGGTTTGGGTGAGCTGCGCCCGAAATCGAGGTTTAACGATGGCAAACGCCGTAATTGTCACCACTCAACTGCCCCCGGCCGAGGCCGAGGCTTTGCTGGCCGCGCTGCGTGAACAGTATCGCTTGAGCCTCAACGAGCATTGGTACGACGACCAGTTCCGCCTTGTTGCGGACGGTCTGCGCCACGGCGCAATTCTCGCCCACGTCCCTGTGATGGCAGCACAAAAACGCCTTATGGCCGCCCTCTCTCATAGCCTAAAGGCAGCGAAATAATGTCCACGATGAAAGATGATATCCGCGCCCAAGTCATCGAGCGGTTGCAGTTCGATTTCGACTTGAAGGTCCGCACTGGCTCCAATTACATGCGCGGCGGCACCTGCCCAAGATGCAAAAAGAAAGAGCTGTACGCTCGCCACGACAACCCTTGGCAGATCCGCTGTGGCCGGCCTGAACGCTGTGGCCACATCGAGCATGTCAAGGATCTGTACGACGACCTGTTCGAGGACTGGAGCAAGCGCGCACCGGCAACAGAAAACGATCCGACGGTAACGGCGCGTGCATACCTGGAGTTTGCACGCGGTTTCGACGTAGGGACGTTGACCGGCTGGTTCACCCAGGAAAACTACGTAAACCACGAAACGGGCGAATCAAGCGCCACGATTCGGTTTCCTCTACCAAACGATGGCTATTGGGAACGGCTGATTGATCGACCAGCTCGCTTCGGCAAAATGAAGGCTCGCTTCAAGCCCAAGTACAGTGCCTTGGGCCACTGGTGGTGCCCTCCTACTGTCGACCTGGCCACCGTCAAGGAGCTATGGATCGTTGAGGGGATCTTTGATGCCGTTGCCTTGCTGCACAACGGGATCGATGCTGTGTCCGCTATGTCGAGCGTCAGCTATCCCGCTCACGCCCTAGAGCAACTGGTAGAGCAACGTAAAGGCAACCTCCCACGCCTGGTATGGGCTCTGGACAATGAGCCGGCGGCCCGCGGCTACCTGCAGCGCTGGGTAAAGATGTCCCGCCAGCTTGGATTCAGCTGTACCGCTGCCCTGATTCCACAACGCGACGGCCGCAAGGTTGACTGGAACGACCAGCATCAGCGCTGGAGCTTTGAAGAAGCTGACAAGCGCGATCAGCGCCGTAGCCGTGACCTTGAAATCGCACGCCACGAAGGTGACCTGCTATTGGCACCGTCGCCACGCGATAAGGCGATCCTGATGTACACCTGGGAGGACACCACATCCGAATTCCACTTTGAGTTCGGGAGCAAGATGTACTGGGCGAAGTTTGACCTGTCGAAACTGGAAGATGAACAGCGCGCTCTTCTCAACAGCGAAGATCACGACGACCAACAGCTCAACGACCGGCAGGCACGCAACAAAGTGCTGGAGTCCGTCTGCGGACTGAAACTGATCGCCAACTGCAATTTCCAGGCTCTGTACAAACAGGTAAACGAAGTCACCGGCGATGCCTGGTTCTATTTCCAAGTGGATACCCCGAGCGACAACGCACCCGAAAAACACACGTTTACTCCTAAGCAGATCTCCTCCAGTAGCGAATTTAAGGCGCGCCTGATGAACGCCAGCGCGAGCTGGCTCGGCACACAAAAGCATCTGGACCAGATCATCGTCCGTCAGACGGAACGCTTGAAAACCGTCGAGACAATCGACTTTCTCGGGTACAGCAAAGAGCACAAGGCATACATCTTCAACGACATCGCGGTACAGGGCGGGAACGTCTACAAGGCCAACGACGAAGACTACTTTGAGTTTGGCCAGGTTCGCGTCAAATGTCTGATGAAGTCGATCAAGATCAACATGGCGAGTGCTTCGAAGGGCTACCGCGACGACTGGTTGCCCAACCTCTGGTTGTGCTTCGGGGAGAAAGGCCTGGTAGCGCTGACATACTGGTTCGGCTCCCTGTTCGCGGAGCAGATTCGTGCCGACTACGAAAGTTTTCCATTCCTGGAGATGTCTGGCGAACCTGACTCAGGCAAAACCACGCTGATCAAATTCCTCTGGAAATTGTTCGGTCGCCTCTATGAGGGCTTCGACCCGGCCAAGGGTTCTGTTTCCGGTCGTAGCCGAGCAATGGGCCAGGTGTCGAACATCCCCTTGGTACTGCTCGAGGCCGACCGTAACACCGATGCAGAGAATTCTAAGTCGTTCGAATGGGATGAATTCAAGGACTACTACGGGGGCGGTCTGCTGCGAACCCGGGGTGTGAAAAACAACAGCAACGACACCTACGAACCTCCATTCCGTGCATCCATCGTCATCGCACAGAACGCCGGCGTGTCGGGCCATGAAGCGATTCTGAGCCGGATCACCAAACTGTACTTCGCGAAACCCAACATCACCGAAGAAAGCCGCAAAGCAGCGGACTCCCTGGTGCAGACCGAGGTGGGGGACGTCAGCCATTTCATGGTTAAGGCAATGAAGGCTGAACCGCAGGTAATGGCGCGTTTCGCCGAGGCCTACCCGAAGTACCGGGCCGAGCTGTGGGCAAGTAAAAAGCTCTCGTCGGATCGCATCATCCGCAATCACAGCATGTTGCTTGCATTGGTCGACTGTCTGCAGCTGGTGCTGCAGGTGCCTGAACACATGGTGCGCGAAACACACAAGTACATCACCGGAATAGCCAACGATCGCCAAGCGGCGATCACCACCGACCCACAAGAGCTGAACGACTTCTGGCAGGTGTACGACTACCTCGAAACGCTCCCGGGTGGCCCGCTGGTCAACCACAGCAAAAACCCTGGTGTTATCGCCATCAACCTCAACCAGTTTGCCGAGGTCGCCCACGAACACCGCCAGCGTATCCCAGACCTTGCCACCCTGCGCCGGATGCTCAAGGACGGACGGACCCACAAGCTGATCGATGCAAGCAAGCCCACGGAAAGTGCTATCCGCGCAAACCTGCAGGCGCGTACCCCGCTGCAACCGGTGCCGCAGTCTGTCCGCTGCTGGCATTTCAAGGCTTGAGGCGTACTCCATACAGAGTTACCGCCCCCATAGATCCAGCAGTTTGCATCCCAACTTCTAATAACCATGCCCCGGCTGCAGCGCTAGACTGCCCGGGGTGCTTCAGCTTACAGAGGGCTAGCAATGAACTCCCGATCGGACAACGTCCTTGTATTCACCGACCTGCAGCGCATTACCGGCTATCAACGCCGGTCTGATGTTGAGCGGACGCTGATAGACCAGGGCGTTCGCCTGTTCCGTGGCCGCACAGGGCCCTGGACAACGCTGGACCTTATCAACCAAGCGGCAGGCATGAAGCCTGCCGCTGCAGAGCGATACGACGCCGATATCCTATGAGGAAAGCAAGGAAGCGGAAGCACAACCCGCACATCCCCACTCACATCGACCAGGCCGCTCTCCCAGCGGCCGTTTACTTCGACCAACGAAACGAAGGGGTCTGGTACACCCTTCATCGCGACGAGACGGGCACACAGCGCCGGCGCAATATTGCGCCGGCTAACGTTTCGCTGGCAGAACTGCACCTGATCATGGATGAAGCTTCCAACGTCGACCGGGGAACGCTCCGCTACGTTTGCGCTCAGTTCCACGACAGCGATCGGTACAAGAAGCTCAGTTCGAAAACACATGACGATTATTGCTACTCCCGCGATGTGCTTCTGAACATTCCCACCAAGCTGGGAAAACCGCTGGGGGATCTGGCTGTTCGGAAATTCACCTCTGCCCTGGTGCAACGGATTGTTGACCGACTCGCGGACGAAGGCACGCCATCGAAAGCCGCTCACGCTCTACGCTACCTACGCCGTGTCCTGCAGTGGGGCCGCAATCGGGGTTTCCTGGACGTGAACCCTGCCTTGGGCATTGAAGCGCCCGTAGAGCGCAAGCAGCGCCGCCTACCGAACCATCAGGTCATGGACGCCCTTATAGATCGGGCAATCGCAAGGGGGCTGCTGCATCGTAACGAGAAAGGCGGCTGTCCTGAATACCTGGGCTACGTCATGGAGCTGGCCTACCTCTGCAGGTTGCGCGGCATCGAGGTCGTGACCCTTACAGACGACAATGAGCTGGAGAGCGGGATACTGACGAACCGCCGTAAGGGCAGTCGCGACAACATCGTTCGTTGGACGCCACGGCTGCGCAAAGCCTGGGACCACGCGAAGGCCTATCGAGCCAAGATATGGGCAAAACGCAAAACCGCGATTCCGATTATGCCTTCACGCCGGTACATTGTTGTGGCCAGCCACGGCGGGCCACTTCGCAAAACCAGCCTTGACACCGCCTGGCAACGCTTCATCAACCTGGCAATCGCGGACGACTTCATCACGACAGAACAACGGTTTGCCCTTCACGACCTGAAACGACGAGGCATCACCGACACAGTGGGCAATCGGGCCGACAAACAAGAAGCAAGTGGCCACCGCGACCCCAAAATGATGGACGTCTATGATTACAGCATCCCTACTGTAAACCCGTCTGCTACCTGACGCTGGCGGTGAAGATCGTATCTAGGACGCTATAGACTGTACAATTAAGACAACAACCTAAACTGGCCTTGCAACTCATCAATGCAGAAAGAATGGACTCACTATGACTCAAAAAGATAAAAAACCTTCACCGACGGAGCAAAAATCCGACGACCATAAAGACGCTCACCAAAGCGCGCTTAAAACATGTTTTGTTATCATGCCAATAGCTGACATGGAGGGTTATGAATCAGGGCATTTCACCAGAGTTTATGAACATCTAATTAAACCAGCCTGCTCTAAAGCTGGATACATAGCACATCGCGCAGACATGGTTGCAGCAAGCAACTATATTATAATTGATATTTTACGTAAAATTGTCGAAAGCGATTTGGTTATATGTGATCTCAGCGGACGAAACCCTAATGTCCTGTATGAACTTGGCGTTCGTCAGGCATTTAACTTACCAACAGTTTTAATAAAAGATCATATAACACCTAGAATTTTTGACATTCAAGGGCTCAGGTGCGCAGACTACCGGCATACTCTAAGAATTGATGAAGTCCAAAAAGAGCAGGAAAGCATTCGCGCGGCAATCGTTGAAACGACAGAAAAACCAAATGATTTTAACTCAATGATTCAGTTATTGGGTGTAAGTCCCGCCCCACTGCCTAATCGGGTTGAACTGTCAAATGATACGAGCGTGATCCTTCAATCGTTGAAAAATATTTCTTCGAGATTATCTGACATCGAAGCGAGTCCTGTGCGTACTCTACCTAAACGTGGAGTCACCAACTTTTTTAATATGACACCGACAACCATATCTGTCATAGACTCAGATACTGAATCCTTTATGATAAATGGAGAGCCGATGTATGTTGGTGAAACCATATATTTTGAAGGAAAGGACATCGGTACACTTTTTTCTTATGACTCAGATGGAGTCACTGTAAAAGGCCATGACGGTAAGATAACGAGAATAACTCCGGCTCACCCAAAGTATTCGACGATTACGACTTTACCGTTCTGAAAACTTAAGGCCGTCCAGTGGGGTGGGCGGTGGGAGTAATGCGTTCACCACTGAATAGACGGCGAACCTCTGCAGGGTTCGTCGTAATTCATATGCGTAACAAGCTGGCCGGGCGGCTTGCCCCTACTGGGCGCCAGGCAAGCGAGCACGTAACAGAATCAACCCTAACCTATTGATTTTTAAGTAGAGTAGTACTGACTTGTAATCAGTAGGTCCCGGGTTCGACTCCTGGTGCCGGCACCATATAAAACGAAGCCCTCGCAGAAATGTGAGGGCTTTGTTGTTTCTGGGGTGTCCCTACCGCAGATCCTGATCTGGCAGCCTCACTACTTTCCTGCTGATCACCTACCTGCTCCCACGCCCCTCTGCAAACCTTTCGAAAGCCCCGACTCCTGTAACCACGCTCGCATCGATCTTTGTATGCGAGATTTTGGGTTTAGGCGGAACCGTGCAGAGCGATAAATAAATCCGGCCCCTTCACGCTTAAAAAAGCATACCGCACGAGCAGCATGATTTTGCGTCCGGAACGGGCGGTAGAAATGGCGCACCAGCCCTTCAAGCTCCGCTTCCTGAGAAAACGCGACAGACTCATCTTCCCATCCCCAAAACCGAACATTGCGGCAGCAAAACCAAACAACTATTTCCCCTGTTGCGCCCACCCCACCACCACGCTACCCTCCTCCGGTCGCTGCAAATTCAGCGACCGGGCCTGATAACCCGGCAAGATGCAGGCGCAACAGCGCCCCACAACCACGATGTGCAGGCGTTTTTTTACGCCCACCATTTCGTGCAATGGCGGCTGTGCGTGGGAGACCTTCGGGTCTGCCGGGTTCCTGTATCTCCGGTTTATCAGCCTGCGCACAGCTGCCACCCATTCGCCTGATAACGAACGTGGTAGCTCTCACTTGATATGGGAGTTTTACCGATGAGCGCTCCAAATCCGTCTGGCTTCACTACCCTCGGCGTTACCCCTTTCTCGTTTCACTCTGATCAGCCTTTGTTCCGCGTTAACAGCGGGGTTTCCCTGCGGGAAGCGCTGTCTCACGTTTCCGATTTGCTGCATGTGGCCAAGCTGCTGGCAGAAGATGCGGCGATGATTCGGAATACGGACCGATACGCCTGGGCTTCGCACTATCTGCAAGAGATGAGCAAGGCGGTGATTGATGATGTGGTGAAGGTGTTGGAGTCGCCGGGCAATAATCTGTAG